TTGATATTTTACAGAGTATAGAAAATCTACAATATCCATTAAGAAAGATTGATAGATCTCATTGGATTAAAGTTTTAGATTATCAGGATCAGCCATTGCTTGGAATTAGATTTCCTTTTAATAAAAAAATTATAGATAGAATTGAAGACCTAAGAAAATTAAAAGGCTTTGACCACAGAAAACCTTTCCCTCCATATGAAAATAATACACACTATTTTCCTATTACTGCACAAAATATTTTTGGTTTAATGAAGGTAGCTGAAAGATTCGAGACAAAATTTTCTGTTCATCCTGAGATACAAGAAGTTTATGATGTGTTAAAAGAGTATGAGGCTAATAAGGATAATCATGTGCCAGGAGTTTACAATTATGAAGTAAAAAATATTCCTGAGACTGCTATTAAAGATTTACAAGACGAATTAGGTCCTTGCGATTACACCAACTTGCCGTTATATTATGAAAGAAGATTGCTTTATGGATTAAAGCATTTTGATAAAGAAATACTAGAACAAACTTTAAATTTGTGTAGTCAGTTTACAAAAGAAATTATAAAAAGAAGAGATGCAACTATATTAATTCCTTCAGACAATTATCCATTCAATATGATTGTTGAATCTATTTTGGATTTGAAAAGATTTCCTATATTGATAGTTTTGGACGATAAGGATCAATCTGCACTAGACGGATTATCAATCACACATCAAGCATTTAATGGTGTGGTTAATAAAGATGATATAAGTGTATTGTTTAGATTGGATAATTCAAAATCAGAATTTAATGACTATGTAAGAGAAAATAAACTTAATAATTCGGTTGCAAAAAATACAAAAATAGTGTATATTAGTAGTAATAAATTACCTAAGACGCTGTTCAAAGCCGATTGGAGGCCGAACTGTGTCATTAGTTATGGAGGAAGAGGATTAAGATTTAATAATGTAACTTCATACGTACAGCAATTTGATTTACAGATTGTGTATGAAAATGCAAGTTCTAATACATATTGGAATCGATCTGAGAGGAAACTTATTAATGCCATTGTGTAAATTAATAATAGAAGATGAAGTAAACATCAAATTTGAAGGACTTCCTGTAGATGTCAGAAGGAAGCTGAGTAACAGTTTGAAGTTTGAAGTGCCATATGCAAGGTATATGCCACAGTACAAGTTAGGAAGATGGGACGGTAAAGTTGGCTTCTTTGGTCTAGGTGGATCAGGCTATGTTAATCATCTTGATGTAATACAAAATGTTTTACACAAATTAGGCATACAGATTGACGAAATTATAGATAGACGTGATGTAGTCAATTTAGATTTTGAAACAATTAAAGAAGACTTTTGGGGAGATAAAACTTGGCCAAAAGGACATTCTGCAGAAGGAGAAACAATTCGGTTGCGTGATTATCAAGTTGAGGTAATCAATAACTTCTTGAAAAACCCTCAAGCACTACAAGAGGTTGCTACCGGAGCAGGTAAAACTATCATCACTGCGACATTGAGCAAGTTGACAGAAACTTACGGGCGTAGCCTGGTAATTGTTCCCAATAAGAGTCTGGTCACACAGACAGAGGACGATTATATTAACTGTGGCTTAGATGTAGGTGTGTATTTCGGTGATAGGAAGGAACTTGGCAAGACTCATACAATTTGTACTTGGCAATCGCTAAATATTTTAGACAAGAGAAGCAAGTATGGTGATGACGTTTTGAGTCTTGCTGAATTCTTAGAAGGTGTATCTACAGTTATTGTAGATGAGGTGCACCAAGCAAAAGCTGAAGTTCTTAAAAATTTATTAACACGTAATCTAAAAAATGCTCCTATACGTTGGGGACTAACTGGAACTATTCCTAAAGAAAAGTTTGAGTTCGAAGCTATACATGCAAGCATAGGTCCTGTCATAGGACAGATTAGTGCAAAAGAACTACAAGATAAAGGTGTGTTAAGCGAGTGTCATGTTAACATTGTGCAGTTAATTGATACACCTGTGCATTCTAACTATCAGGAAGAATTAAAATATCTTGTTACAAATGAAGAAAGGGTACAATACTTAGGCAAACTGGCAAACAAAATAAAACAAACAGGCAATACACTAATACTTGTTGATCGAATAAGTGCAGGAGAAAAGCTTCAAGCACTTATACCAGACAGCGTCTTTGTAAAAGGCGATGTTAAGTTAAAAGATCGAAAGGAAGCATATGACGAAATTAACGAAGGCACTAATCACGTGGTTATCGCAACCTATGGAGTTGCGGCGGTGGGAATTAATATTCCACGTATTTTTAATCTCGTGCTTATTGAGCCTGGCAAGTCATTCGTTCGTGTAATACAATCTATTGGTAGAGGCGTTAGGAAGGCAAAGGACAAAGACTTCGTACAGATATGGGATCTTACATCAACGTGTAAGTTTGCGAAGCGGCACCTTACCCAGCGTAAGAAATTTTACAAGGAGGCGCAGTACCCGTTTACGATTGAAAAAATAGAATGGAACTAATATATGAAAATATTAACTTTGGAGAATGAGGGATTAGATTTAAACACATTGCCTGATCAAATTGAAGAAGATATAAGGTTTAGTGTTCTCGATAATTCTGATCCTAACAACCCAGACTTCTTTTATATACCTTTGATCTTTTTGGAATCTTTTAGCTCTCCGAGCGTGGTTTTAGACATAGGTGGTACAGAAGTTCAAATGCCAATAGACTGGCATATCGCTGTTGGTTGTAGCGATAGTGGTAATGACTTAGAAATATTACCATTAACAAGCATAGGCGACAGAGGTTTTGAGGCTTTCTTGTTCAATCCTTTAGCCAGCTTCAAGCCTGACTTTACCCCTGTGAAGGTAATTAATTATTATAATGATGTTAAATGGTACTTTCCAAAAGTAAGAAATGGACAGCTATTAAGCGTACCTGTAGAAGATAAAACTGCACCTCTATGTGCATATTTTATTAAGGACGTAACTAGGCAGACTGAAGTGGTAAAGTATGGAGAACTATTTTAATGAAGTGGATGTTAGTTTACATCATGATAGCAGGCAACGAACCCATAGCTGTCAATGCAATGGGACCATTTGTATACTTTGATACAATGACAGAATGTTTCTTCCAAAGAGAAAAATTATCAGAAACAATAGGCGGTAGAGACGGTCATTTCCCACCAGGTAGACAAGCAATATGTGTAAGGATGGAAAAATGAAAGCAGGAAAGATCTGGGGTCAGACAGAACTGATCCATGCAAACGGTGTTCTGGAGTTTCACCGTATTGAATTTAAAAAAGGTTACAAGTGTTCGGAACACGAACACAAGTTTAAATGGAACGGATTCTTTGTCGAATCTGGCAAGATGATTGTTAGAGTTTGGCAAGAAGATCAAGAAGGGTTAGTTGATGAAACCATTCTTGAAGCAGGAGACTTCACGCAAGTGAAGCCAGGAAAGGTCCACCAATTTGAAGGTTTGGAAGACGGTGTCGCTTTTGAACTTTACTGGGCCGAGTTTAACCATGACGACATAGTGCGTCGAACAGTTGGCACCAAGATATAACGGAGAGAAATATGTTAGAAAAACTATTTGGTCTTGAAAAAGCCAAAACTACCGTTAGGACAGAAGTAATGGCAGGTATTGCTACATTTCTTACAATGGCTTACATTACTGTCGTTAACCCAGCAATTCTTTCAACAGAAGGAACAGGTATGGGATTTGGCGCTGTCTTTACGGCAACAATCATCGCCGCAGTTATCGGCACATTGATTATGGGACTATGGGCTAATTGGCCTGTGGCTCTAGCACCAGGTATGGGACTTAATGCGTTCTTTACGTTCGGTGTAATCTTTGGTATGGGATATACATTCCAACAGGCGTTAGCGGCTGTGTTTGTAGCGGGTATTGTGTTTATCGGATTAAGTGTAACACCAGCTCGTAAGTACATTATCAACAGCATTCCGAAGTCAATGAAACTAGGTGTAGGTGCAGGTATTGGTCTATTCCTTGCTATCATTGGTTTGAAAAATGCAGGTGTAGTTGTAGACAATCCAGCAACACTTGTAGGCTTAGGTGATGTAGCAAGCTGGCCAGTATTATTGACAGGACTAGGTTTTGTCATTATGGCTATGCTCGATAAACGTAAAGTTCCAGGAGCAATTATCATTGGTATCTTAGCAGTATCAATCGTAGCTTGGGTATTTGGCATTGCTGACCTTAATGGGTTTGCAGGTGCAATTCCAAGTCCAGAACATGCGTTTAGTTTAGACTTTAGCATGATTGCAACCGCAGGCTTTATTGGTACTGCATTTGCTTTCCTATTTGTTGACTTTTTTGATACGGCAGGCACACTTACAAGTGTTGCTAACCTAACCGGCAAAGTGAACAAAAAAGGCGAAGTGGACGGAATTGATAGAGCTCTTTTAGCAGACTCCGTAGCAACTTCAGCAGGTGCCTTAGTTGGTACATCTAATACGACATCGTATATCGAAAGCGGTGCTGGTATTAAAGAAGGCGGTAAGACTGGACTAACAGCCGTTACAGTTGCAGTATTGTTTGCGGCATGTTTGTTCTTTGCTCCATTGGCGCAAAGCATTCCAGCTTTCGCAACTGCTCCAGCTTTGATCTTTATTGCTACATATTTTTTACGTAACATTGCCGACATTGATTGGGAAGACGTAACAGAATATGCTCCAGCAGTATTGGCGGCTGTGCTTATGCCACTAACATTTAGTATTGCTCACGGTATTGCATTAGGCTTCATTGCTTATGCAGTAATCAAAGCACTGAGTGGTAAGTATGAAGATCTTAATGCAGGTAGCATTGCTATCGCAGTAGTAAGTGTAGTGTACTTTGTAGCGGTGTAATGGGAACTTTGATTCCAAATCAACCTTTGATATACGAGCGTGCCAACGGTGTTGTGTACGCTCGTTATCGCGACCCACCACACAATGAGATTCCAAGATGGATAGTTGGTGGTGATCCAAAAGCTGTTTCAAGAGCAAAGGGAGAGCTTTTGGATCATCATGAGTGGGAAGAATTACAAATGATGGCAAAGAAGAATAAGACTTTAGGAAAACTATTGAGTAAATTATTAATAACCTGGGATTTAGTAAAATGAAACTTTTTCAAATTGGAGACTTCGTAAGCCATGCAGGTTTACCATTAAGTTGGAAGATTGAATGCGATGCTATTACCATGGACGAATGGGTTTGTATTGCTAGAATGATAATGGAATATCAAAAAGAACCATTTAGATATGCAGTAGGTATTCCAAGGGGAGGAGCACATTTAGGCTTTGCTTTAAATGCTCATGCAACAGATGATCCTAATCATCGTGTGCTTATTTGTGATGATGTATATACTACAGGAACAAGTTTTAAAGAATTTATAAAAGACGATTATAAAGACGAAGAAGTAATTAAGTGGGTAGCATTTGCACGTAGACCAACTACTGATAATGTAAATGCATTGTTCACTATGCCGGAGCCACTATGAGAATAATAGCAGGACCTTGTCAACACGAAACGTTGATGCAAAGTCATGAGATAGCAAAAGAATGTAAAAGTGTTTGTGACGAATTTGGTATTGAATATATTTTCAAAGCAAGTTTTGACAAAGCAAATAGAACAAGCATGTCTGGTAAACGTGGTGTTGGTTTGCCTGCAACAATGGAAGACTTTCTTATACTAAAAGAAAAATTAGATGTAAGAACTCTTACTGATGTTCACAATCAAAATGAAATATTGAAGATTGCGGCTTATTATAAAAGTGCAGTAGACGTACTACAAATTCCTGCATTCTTATGTAGACAAACAGATTTAATCAGGGCCGCGGTAAAAACAGGAAAGATAGTTAATATTAAAAAAGGACAATTCTTAGCACCTTCAGATGTAAAAGGTATATTATCAAAAACAGATGGTGCTACTGAAGTATGGATAACAGAGAGAGGAACAAGTTTTGGGTACGGACGTCTTATTAATGATTTCACTGGCATGTACGATCTCCTTAGCGATCTTGGTGCCAGGTTTGTTTACGACATTACTCATTCGGTACAAAGACCAGGAGGCAACGGATCCTCCAGTGGCGGTGATCGCAAGTATGTGCCTCATCTTGGTCGTGCTGGGGCCGCTCTTGGGATTAGCAGTTTTTTCTTAGAAGTACATGCAGACCCAGACAATGCTCCAAGCGATGGCCCTAACATGCTACACTTAAAAGATTTTAGACAGATAGTAAAGGATATACATGCGTACGGCTATACTAATACCAGCAAGACTGAAGAGTAGTAGACTTGCTGATAAGATGCTTATCGAGCTAGACGGTAAGCCCTTGATTAACAGAGTTTTTGATATCTGTAATGAAACTGACTTTGACACTTACGTTGTAACTGACAGTTTAGAAATTGCAGAGATTGTGCCTAATTTCATCTTAACCGGAGAAGCAAACAATGGTACTGAAAGATGTGCCATGGCCGCAAAGGAATTAAATTACGCAAACTATATCAATGTGCAAGGAGACATGCCAGACATAACACCTGATATGATTGAAAAGGTAGCTAAAGGACTGAGTAAATTTGATGTAACAACCTTGTACACATACATGCACTTAGAAGACCAAAATAAACCTAGTTCGGTCAAAATGATAAGAGCAGGAGATAAAGCATTATGGTTTGGTAGAGGAATGATGGGTTACGGTGATTGGCATTTAGGTATATATGGTTATAAGAATCATGCATTATCAAAATATCTGCACTTAGATGTTCCCTTAGAAGAAAAGGTTGAAACCCTAGAACAACTTCGTTGGTTAAAGAATGGAATAGACATAGGTTGTTTCCATACAGAATTTAATGGTGTGGAAATAAACACTGAACAAGATGTTCATCTATGGAATTATAAAAATGAGCGAAGCACATAAAATAACAAATTGGGCAATACCACACTGCAAGAAATTTAACACATATATAGATATTGGTGCACATAACGGAGATACATCGACACCCTTTGTTACTCAATTTGCAAGAGTTTATGCCTTCGAACCTAATCCAACAACTAACACACTGATACCATCTACAGTAAGAATGTTTCCCTATGCGTTAGGAGAAAAGAATATAGAAACTGTATTAACAATACCAAACAATGGTTATAACGATCCTAGGCACGGAAGCACTACAAGATATGAATTAGGTGCTAGACATTTTAGTGTAACCCAAAAAACGCTTGATAGTTTTGAATTTACAAACGTTGATTTAATAAAGATAGATGTTGAAGGTGGAGAACTAGGAGTAGTAAATGGAGCAATCAATACAATAAACAAATGGAAACCAGTTGTTTTGTTTGAACAAGATGAAAAAGTGGTTGACTTTTTCAGACAAATAGGTTATAATATAAAAGAACATAAGAGTGATACTGTAGCATACTATGAATAAATTACCACTAAAAGATATACTTGCCGCCATAGATATGGGTGCAAAAGAAATTTGGAATGAGCTGTCTGAAGAAGAAAAGAAACAAGTTAGTTTTTATCTTTTGAATCGTTATGTAAGTTCACAAAAAGGAAGTAGAGATAGCCAAGAACTTGCAGTGTTTAAGACTAATGAATATTACAATAAACATTTTTTTACATTGCAAAAACACAAAAAACTTTTGTGGCAACTATTATGTTTAGCAGGTAACACAAAGAAAATACAGTATCATGAATGGATCGGACATAAAAGAAAAGGCAGTGATAATAGCAAGGTTGCTAAACTACTAAGAACATTATATCCAAATAAAAAAGAAGATGAAATAGAATTGCTTGCAAAAATTTCTACAAAGAAAGAAGTATTACAACTTGCAAAGGACAACGGAATTGAAGAGGTAAAACTTTGAGCAGACTTTTTACTTATGGTTGTAGTTTTACAAAGTATTACTATCCTACTTGGGCAGACATTCTAATAAAAGATGCACACCTAGGATATAACTGTGGACATATAGGAAGTGGCAATCAGTTAATCGCAAATAGAATATGGGAAACTAATAGTAGAACAAAATTCAACAACAACGATATCATTATAATAATGTGGTCAAACTTCTTTAGAGAAGACAGATATCATGACAAGGACGGATGGCACACACCTGGCAATATTTTTAATCACTTGACAGGAAAACGTTTTACACTAAACAACTATACATATGAGTCAGACGTTGAGTGGGCAAACAATTTAAATCATTATGTGTATAGGGACTGTAATATAATTTCAAGTACACTTGAAGCACTGCAAAATACAGGAGCAACTGTGTTAAGCACTTGCATAAATGATCCTTATAAAGACGAAAAGTTATTAGCACACGGAAAAGTAAAAGACATATTAGACCAATATTCTAAATGGGTGATGCCACAATGCAAAACAATAACAGAACATTGTCATTATCCAAACATAGAAAATGATAAAACAAGAATTCAATACAAGCAAGGTGATACATGGATGATTGAAGATCATCCAATGCCCAAGGAACATTTGTCTTACGTAGATGAAGTAATTACAGAGTATGTTGATTTAAAAGTTTCACAGGAAACAATACAATGGATAATAGATATACAAAGCCAATACCAGAGCATGGAGTTAGTGCAGTATGATACAATATTTGACCAATCGACAAACAAGATCGGATGGGTCGTTTAAAAAAATGAGTATAGAAAAACCATATAAGTGTGAATACTGCGGCGCCAGCTTTACAAGAGAAAAAACTCTTGCGGTTCATATGTGCGAAAAGAAAAGACGTCACTTACAAAAAAATGAAAAGCATGTGCAGTTAGGTTACTATGCTTTCACAAGATTTTATAAATTAAGTGCAGGAACAAAAACAGATAAGACGTATGTACAATTTTGTGATAGTCCTTATTACAACGCATTTGTAAAGTTTGGTAGTTGGCTTAACAATGTCAAACCTCTTTATACAGAAAGATACATTGACTGGGTAGTAACAAGCGGAGTAAAACTTGACCATTGGTGCAGAGATGAATTATACGAAAAATATGTAAACGAATTTGTTTTAAAAGAAAGTATGGAAACAGCAGTTGAAAGAACTATAGAAACTATGATGGCCTGGGGTGATGAAAAAGAAGCTCCATGGAATGATTACTTCCGACATGCAACTCTAAATAGAGTTACAAGAGATATCAAAGACGGAAAAATTAGTCCTTGGCTTATGCTCAACTGTAGTTCTGGTAAACAAATGCTTGGTCAATTCAACGATGAACAACTTGAATTTGTTTATACTGTTTTAGATCCAAAGCATTGGGCTTTGAAATTTAAAAAGAAGCCGGCAGATGTTGAAGTTGTGAAAGAAGTAGCAAAGGAATCAAAATTATGAAATTAGTAAAATTAATTGAAGACGATGATCATCTCCTCCTTCCATTGGATGAAGATCTACTGAAAGCACTTGATGCAACTGAAGGAGATACATTACAATGGATAGACAATAACGATGGTACTTTCACTATTGTTAAAGCAGAGGAAGCAAAATTATGAAAACTGTAATATGTGATATTGATGGAACTATCTTTGAATACGTCAAAGGTGGTCATTATGATCTAGTTTATAGAGAAGCTAAATTATTACCTGGCGTAAGAGAAAAGTTTCAGGAATGGGAAGTCAAAGGTTGTAGGATCGTTCTTATAACTGGTAGGCGTGAAAGTGTTAGAGAAGTTACTGAAAGAGCTTTGAGAAAAGCAGGTATTCCTTTTGACATGCTAATTATGGGCTTTGCAGATACGGGCAGGGTTTTAATTAATGATATCAATTGGAAGGGCAAGGTAAAAGCCCATGCAGTAAATATGAAGCGTGACGAAGGTTTTGAAAATATAAATTGGGAAGAATACGAACTATGATGAAAACACACCTACTTGGAAACGAACATCAGTGGATAATCGAAACACACTATCCGGACATGGAGGAGTTTGACTTCCATTGGGATAAGAAGGTATTTCCTTCTGAAACGAGAGAAGATGTCAGTGACCAAACATCAACTTACAGAGGATCGCAATGGAATATTCATCCAGATGCTTTTGTAAATGAATGGAAATACAAACCGTTTTTGCAGGGTAAGATAGATGAAGTAGGGTTAAATATTGAGCTAACTGATCTTTGTGCATTGTGGACAGTAGAATACAGAAAGGGTGGTTGGCAGAAGGCGCATAGACACAGTGATCAAACTGTAAAGAAAATTAGTGCAGTTTGTTATCTTACAGACCCTGATTCAGATGAATCAGCTTCCCATGGTGCTACATTTGCATTTTTGTATGACGGTCAAGGTAACACTCATGATCTGTGCTATAAGCCTGCAAGAGGTGATGTGTTATTGTTTAAGAGTACGGTCTTACATGGAGCATATCCTACGAGAGAGAACAAGAGAGTATTTGTAGTAGATTATTTCTACGAGGAGAAGAAATGATAACAGCAGTAAAGAATTTTGTAAAGGAGAGCTATCAACAAAGTCGTGTAGCTTTCTTTTGTGAAATGGCAGAAGCAACATTGTTAATCAGTGCCAGTGCGGTACTGACATATACAGTTTTGAATCCTGCAACTAAAATCTTTATCCCTTTATATCTAGCCGGTAGTGTATTAGGGATAATTAGTGCTATAATAAGAAAAGCGGCATTTGTAATTGTATTGTGTAGTTGGTTTACAGTTATGAATGTAATTGCATTATGGAGGTTATTTTTATGAAATTAGAACTGGTTACTCATCCAAACGAATGGTTGACTAAAAAGCTGGATCCATGGAATTGGGAAAATCCTCCCGTTGAAGATCCTGCACAACTTAAAAAAGATATGCTTGAATTAATGTTTGCAAGCGAAGGTATTGGTTTATCTGCAAACCAAGTTGGTATAAACGCAAGATGTTTTGTTATGGTTCATAACCAATCAAACTATCAAGCACAAAGAGAACAGCTTATGATAAATCCAGAAGTGGTAGAAACAAAAGGCGTAGAAGTTGAATGTTGGGAAGGCTGTTTAAGTTTTCCTGGAATCAATGTACAAGTAAAACGTCCTTCAGAAATTATTGCAAAATGGACTGATGAAAAACAAATTGAACACCAGCACAAGTTTGTAGGTTATGATGCAGTTTGCTTCCAACATGAATTGGATCATCTAAATGGTATAACATTTAACGAACATGTTTCGCCAATGATATGGAAAGAGGCAGTTCAATTAGCGGAGGCTAAATGACATACACTGTAGTATCAAACAATATGGGTCCAGGTGGAGAACCAATTGATAGGATTTATGGATCACCAGCAAGTGGCGGAACTCTAAGATTAGTACAGAAAGATTACTCAACATACAAGGGTGCTATCTTCAAAAAGGCAACAACCATAAAAGGGGTTGACGGAACTAACTTTAGAAGTTATTGTTATGTTACAGATGATAATAGATGGTTTGACAGATGTGGTATGCCGATAGACAAACCAAAAAATTTAGTAAGCGATAAAGATGCCTGATATTGATATAGACTTTGCAGATAGAAATCAAGTGCTTGGTAGGCTCAAACACAGAGTTGCAAAACTTGATAACGGCAAAAAACATAACACAGGTATATACGTAACTGAGATTCCTCACAATCCTGTTGATGCACTATCAACTATAGATTACAAATCAGCAGAGGATAGAGGATATTTCAAATTAGATTTTCTTAATGTCAGCATATACGACAAAGTGAAGGACGAAGATCATCTGAAAGAACTTATGAACAAGGAACCATTATGGGAACTGTTAGAAACAAAGGACTTCTGCGATCTAGTGTTTCATGTATCAGGACATCACACACTAATCAAAAAACTAAAACCAAGAAGCATAGAACAGCTGGCCGCTGTATTGGCTATCATACGTCCAGCAAAAAGACATTTACAAGATGATGACTGGCAAACAATTTTATCTCAAGTTTGGATAAAGCCAGATGATGGTGAGTATTATTTTAAGAAGGCACATGCTTTCGGTTATGCAGTTGCAGTTGTAGTACACATGAACCTAATATGCGAGGGTTTAAATGCAGTGGGAAGTTGAAGACTTTAGAAAGAAAGATCCTAATGATCCTGGTCCTTGGTTAACATGGATCGTTCCTAAAGAATTAGTGTTTACTTATGTAACAAGATTATTGTTTTGGACAATAGTCATTCCATACTTGTTGTTTGGAGCGATACTTGCTCCGTTAGGATTCGCAATACAGATGTTAGTCATCGACTACTTTACTTGGCTCCAAATAAAGAATAAACTTACTTAGGCTTTTTAAGTAACTGAACTGACTTTCTTTTAACTCTTTTGATTGATAACTTGTTTAGGTTAACAGTAGGTCCTAAACTTACCTTCACGTCCTTGCTATTCATAGTCATTAGTACGTACTTGAATCTTTCCATGTCACGTTTTAAAAATATGTTTATAGGAATCATTCTATTTGATTCCCACCACCATACTTCTCCTAGCTCTATGAATCGCTGTTTCTCTTGCTCTGAGTGAATAGCCGTGTATACATACATGCTGGTGATAAACTGATCTTGGTTGTTTATAATACCAACATATTCATTACCACCGTATGTTACTACGGATAAAAACGGGAACTTTTCTTCTATTTCTTTTCTTAACATATTTAAAATAAATACAATAGCAGGAAAATAACATGCAACTATTGTCAAGATATTTAGTATCAAATAAAACCGATGTCGTCTTAGATGGCTCGGGAAACCTAACGGAGTATAGAAAAGTGTATCAGAGAAAATTAAAAATAGCAAAGGGCATAGATAATATCATAACCTTTGAAGTGAAAAATCACGATCAAAAACCAGTATCAATACTTAATGTGTATACACCATACGTTGAAGTGTTTACAGAAGATAATGTTCTACTTAAAAGGTACGTAGGAACAATTAAAGAAACTACTACACCAAGTTTCAAAGGACAGTTTACAATCAACATTACAGACGGCGATACACTTAATATAGATGCACAATTTCTTTCATACACAGTATACTTGACAAAAGCTTCTGACAATTCTAACGTGCTTACATACTCCGATAGCCAGTTTGGAATTGAAGGTACTATTGAAGTAATAGGTGAAGCATTTCCTGGAGCACTAGATAGCAAGATGACAAATACATTCATCAACAGCACAAGCTCAGTGTTAGATGGAGAGCCAGCTATCAACAGCAATGAAGCATTGCACACTGTTGCTGTATACTCTACAGGATTCGATGGTACAGTTACCATACAAGGAACCTTAGAAGACAACACATCTACAAATTGGTTTGATATAGATACCATTACAATGAGCAGTCCAACAACACCAGTATACAAAAACTTTAATGGTGTGTTTAGTAATATAAGATTTGCTCTTGCCAATTCTGCAGGCAATAATGGCACAATTGATAAGATATTACTCAGAAATTAGTTGACAAACAGGACGTTTGATTATATACTATAGGTATGAATATAGTGTATGAAACTCTGATATCTCACCTGCCTGCGAAACGTAAGACTACTCCAAGTGGTTGGTTAAGTTTCAATGCACCATGTTGTGTGCATAATGGTACCGGTGCTGACACAAGACAGCGTGGTGGCATAATAAACAACGAATCGGATGGTACAAGTTATCACTGTTTCAATTGTGGATATAAGGCAAGTTGGAAGCCTGGTAGACGTGTAACATATAAAATGAAACGTTTGATGCAATGGCTTAACATACCAGATGACACAATTACAAAAGTAAGCCTTGCAGTATTAGAAACAGAAAATATAAGATCAACAGAAATAGTCACACTACCAAAATTTACAAGTAAGGATCTTCCTGAAGGAGCAAAACCTCTGCGTGAATGGGCAGACTATTGTGCATTGGAGTCAACAGGTGTTGATGAAAACCTAATGAAGGTATTTGGATATCTTAAAGAAAGACAACTGTACTTTGACGACTATGACTTTCACTGGACACCTTTGAATGGATATAAGGACAGACTGATTGTTCCTTTTTACAATAATAAAAAGATTGTTGGATACACTGCAAGAAAAGTAAAAGATGGTAATCCAAAATACATAAGCGATCAACAACCAGGATATGTTTTTAACATAGATGCTCAAAAGGATAGAGTATATACTATTGTTGTCGAAGGACCTTTTGATGCTATTGCAGTAGAAGGTGTTGCATTATTAGGTAACGAAATCAAAGATCAACAATCTTTAATGATAAACAGTTTAAATACTAAAGTAATAGTTGTGCCTGATAGGGATGAAGCAGGACAAAATATTTTAAATCAGGCAATAGATTTAGGATGGGGTGTAAGCATGCCACCCTGGGATGAAGATGTAAAAGACGTAAACGAAGCAGTTCAAAGATATGGAAAGCTATATACGTTGCACACAATTATTGGTTATGCAGAGTTTAATGAACTTAAAATAAAACTAGGAGCAAAAAAATGGTTTGGTTAAAGGCGTTATGGGATTGGATTACATTTCCAATTAGATTCTATATTGAATACTTTAAAGACAAGAAAAGAAAAAGAGATTTAGATAAAAAGATAAAAGAATTACAAAAGAAAGATCCTTTTATCTACAAGTAATGAAAGGTAGGTGATCCAATTGATGACTGAATTTACAAAAGGTATTTTTAATGTTATAAAAGATAGAATGGACGAGAGCCTGGCGTTGGCTTTCATATTTTTTATTGGACATATAATTATTGCAATGATGGTTGTCAGTGTGATTACAGGAGCAAGTATCTGGGAAGCAGGTGCTGTTGCTATTATAGAACCAGCAATTAATTCTGTTTGGTTTTATGTGTTACACAAACTTTGGAAAAGATATGCAAGATGAATTATTACTATTGGTTATAAGTTTTACTTTGTTATTTGTAGTAGGATTTTATGCCTATGAAAAAGAGACAAATAAACCAAAAACAAAAATAGTAAGAGAGTATTATCATATTAATTTTTAGGAGAACATTTTGATAACTTGGGGTATGGTTGGAAATAGTCATGACGCAAGCATGGCTTGTTTTTTAGATGAAAGACCTGTGTGGGCTTGCATGGCAAAAGATTTTGATCATGTAAAGGATAAAGACAATAGTCCTGACTTTCATTGGACTATGATAGAAGTAGCTAACCAAAGCTATGGACGTCCTGATAAAATTGTTTGGTATGAAAAACCATTATGGAAAACTACTAGACAATGGTGGGCAGGACAAGGTTGGTTAGCAAAAGAAAACAACATAAAAGAATATTTAAAACAATGGGGTATAAAGGCACCTATTGAATATGCATGGCATCATCATGCTCACGCCGCCTATGGATATTATACAAGTGGCTTTGATAATGCAACCATTCTATGTATGGACAGCATAGGAGAATGGGAATGCCTTACAATATGGAAGGGCGAAGGTGATAAACTTACAAAGGTTTATTCACAAAGGTATCCACATAGTGTTGGATTGTTCTATAGTGCAATGACTCAACGTTGCGGATTAGTTCCTAACAAGGATGAATATAAAATTGCTGGAATGGCAAAAGAAGGTACAGATAGCTATGTTGGATTAGTTAAAAAAGAACTTATAGAAGATGACTTAAATGGATATGTACCTGGTGTTCATTTCAAGCATAACTTACATAGAGGTGCTAACTGGCTATTACCTGAATGCAAAGATAATAACAACATGGCTTATGCAACTCAGGCTATATACGAAGAAATACTAGACAGCAATTCAAAGTACTGCTTACGCAATTTTCCAAGCCGAAATTTAATTATTACAGGAGGTTGTGCTTTGAACAAACAAGCAAACCAAAGTATTGAATCCGACTGGGATAATCTTTACGTACCAAAAAATCCAGGAGATCCAGGAAGTTGTATAGGAGGAGTTGCATCAAAACTCAAAAAACATCTTGACTATTCTGATAAAATATGGTATAATAAAGTATGACAATAGAGCCTATAAAAGAAAAATTAGATGACAAGATCAAAGCTCTTAATAGCACAAGAGTATTCAAGAAGGTTACTCCAAAGGGTGATTTGTCTTGGTATGTCAAATGGGTAGCAAGTGCTTTTATACTTACTGCTGTCGCGGCTAGAAGTGTAGGTACTATACCACAGATCGATTTGTGGTTCAGTTTGGTAGGAACACTTGGTTGGCTTTGGGTTGGTATGTTATGGCATGACAGAGCAATTACTATGCTGAATGGAGCATTGGCAACTGTGTTAGCTATGGGTATATTAAATTATTATTTTGGAACGTGATGTTAGATAAAGTCAATAAAAAATTAAACAGTGAATATCCAAAACTATTACATGCTGTAAGTGGTTCAGATCTACCAGAAGCAAAGAAGAAGGCAGTGGTATATAAATTTATAGAAACATTAGAAGAATTGGTAAAGGCATTAGATGAAGCAAAACACTGACTATGGATATGATATACAAAAAGTATATCTCGAGATGATGCTGAGTGATGCTGAGAGCTTTGTTAGATGTCAAGGCGTATTTGATCCAAGTTTATTTGATAGAAGATTACAAAAGGCCGCAACGTTCTTATCCGAGTATGTAAGCGAACATAACATTTTGCCCACAGGTGAAATGATAAATGCGGCATGTCAAGTTAATTTAGAAGTTCCACAAGGACTACAGGAAAATCATTATGATTGGCTGTTGTCGGACTTTGAAACTTTTACAAGACACAAAGCATTAGAAAGAGCAATACTTGAAAGTGCAGACTTGCTTGAAAAGGGCGAGTATGGTCCTGTTGAGGCAAAGATTAAAAACGCAGTACAGATAGGACTACAGAAAGACTTAGGTACAGACTATTGGTTGAATCCTAAAGAAAGACTGTTAGCAATCAAGAGCAATAATGGTCAGGTAACAACTGGTTGGGAAAGTTTAGATAGAAAACTATTTGGTGGATTCAATAGAGGTGAACTGAATATATTTGCAGGTGGATCAGGTGCTGGTAAGAGTTTGTTCTTAGCAAACTTAGGTGTGAACTGGGCATTGGCAGGAATGAATGTATTGTATCTAACACTAGAACTTTCCGAGAACTTGGTCAGTATGCGTGTTGACAGTATGGTGACTGATATTCCAACTAGAGACATCTTCAAAGATGTAGATGAAGTTGAAATGAAAGTCAAGATGATCGGTAAGAAGGCAGGAGCATTCCAAGTCAAGTACATGCCAAGTGGTAAGACTCCA